TTTCCAAAATGTTCCAATATCATTTCCAAAGTCTTGGTAAAGTTTGTAAAAACAATTACTTTCTTACCTTGTTCTATAATGTTCTCACAAATTTCAATTGTTGATGGAACTTTCTCTTCGGCAATTACCTGTCTTACCTTTGTAAGTTTAGTAAATTGTAGGGTTAATGAATCGGAATCACCATTTTTGTCATACCAATCATAATATTCTCCCATTAAGGCTTCGTATTCTTTTGATTTTAATCTTAGGTAAACAGGTGTAATAATTTTATCGGGTAAATCTAAAACATTTTCCTTTAATCTTCTCAAGACCAAAGGTGCGGTTCGGTCTCTTAACTCTTCCAAGTTGGAAGCTCCACTAACATTCCAAATTTTTCTTCTTCCCGCTTGGAATTGAAAACCATTACAATACCTTTTAACATAAGCCATCCAATTTTTAGCAACAGGACATTCAATTAAGTTTAATAAATTGAAGTAATTAATCGGTCTTGATGTGATTGGTGTACCTGTTAACAACCAAAGTCGGTCAACATTAGACACAAAGTCATTAATTAACTTAGTTCTTTGGGCTTGTTTGTTTTGAATGTAATGTGCTTCATCAATAATCACCAAATCAAACTTTGTTTTTAATAAAACAGAATCTGTTTTCTTTTTTTCATCGTGAAAGTTTTTAATAATATCATAATTGATGATAATAAAAGTACCATCTTCCCATTTTTTACCCTCAATAATTGATGTTGGTTCGTCTGAATAATTTTCAATCTCACGTTGCCAGTTAATCTTTAAAGATGCTGGACAAATAATTAAAATTTTCTTTGCTCCAGTTTCCAAAGCTGCGATAATAGTTGATGTTGTCTTACCCAAACCCATGTCATCAGCAAGAATAAATTTTTTATTCTCAACCAAAGATTTAACGGCTTCTTTTTGGTGTTCAAGTGGTGGACGGTGAGAATACTTTTCATAATCAATCACAACATCTTTAACTTTGTTGTCCTTTATTAAGGCAACTTTTGGAACCCAAAAATCATACACTTGTTCAGATTCAAAATATTTACCCCAAATATGATAGGCGGTATCTTTTTCAACTAAAAGTTTTTCAACATATACTTTTGTTGGGACAGATGAAAGTAATTTATCATTAGCAATTTTTTGTGCGAAGTATGAATCAAGTTCCACCCATTTCTTTGCTACTTTTGGTGGTGTTTCGTGATAATTTATAATGTACTCTGCTTGAGCACGAGTGGGATAAAACTTTTTGTTATCAATCTGTTTTTGTCTCAAACGTATGATGTAATTATTGGCACCCTGATACGTCTCTAATAAATCAAGAGCTTTTCTTTCTAACACAGAGACATTATATGTGTTTTCAGTATTTTCCAATCTAACAAAAGATAATCAATTTAAGTATATTTATCAAGTATGGCACAACAGTTAGTTCCAATTACAAGATTAGGAAAATTTTTTGGTGGGGAAGATTTCTCATTAGATATTTCTATGGGTCGTGAATGGCTTGGTGGAGATATGAATTTTACAATAGTACTTTATAAAGTTGATAGGACCAAAACAGTTCAAGATGATGTTTATGGTGAAGTACAACAAGACGGGATACAATTTTTGGCACCCGTATCAATTAATGCTTATGTTAAGATTGAAGAAGCGTCTGAACAATTTTTGGGAAGTAGTAAAATTATTCAAAACGAACCTGGATTATTAAAATTTGCCGTCTACAAACAAGAACTTGCAGATTTACAAGTTAATATTGAATTGGGTGATTATATAGGGTATTGGATAACAGAATCTGAAGTTAGGTATTATTCAATAATAGATGCGGGTATTCCTGATTATGACAATAAACACACTTATGGTGGATATAAAGGATTTTACTTTTCTTACACAGCAACACCCGCAAGTGAAAACGAATTTAGAGGATTATAATGAAAGTCCTTATTACGGAATCACAGTTTGATAATTTGTTCTTGGGTAAGAAAGTAATGGTCTATTACAACTTACACAAAAATACTTTTTCCGTTACATACGACAGTAAAGTTATTATGCATGCCGACTATGTTAAGTTAGGTGATGTTGAATTTAGAGTTAGAAAAGGTGGTAAAGAACGAGTTCGTTTTGAAAAATCAAAAAATGTTCACGCATTTGTGATTGGAAGATTATTGGATTATTGTGAATATCCTTGTGGTGACATTCCAAATCCACCATCTGATATGATTGTGACATACAATCCTTATAAACACGATTCATTTGTTTACAAACAAAGTGAAGAACCCGTTTATAGAGCCGAAGAAGTTGATATGATTAATTCACAAAATAAACTATTTGTAGTTAAAAAATAATATGCCGGTACCAAGAAAACGAAAGGAAATTATTCCAACTATTAATCTTAAGCCAGAAAAAATTCTTTTGGCTCGTAGAGAACAATTGGTTGAAGATATTAAGTATGACGGAACTTTCCTACCAAAGTCATTATTGCACCCCGAGTTAGATAGGGGATTTTTAGATTTTGTTAAAGAAGATTTACAAACAACGGTTGCTGGTAGTATAATACCAATGATTGATTTAATTATCACCACACAAAACTGGGCTCAATTTACAGAAACTTGGAACATCCAAGATTTAAATGGTAATCCAACATTACCTTTTATTACTGTTGTTCGTCAACCTGAAGTTAAATACGGAAGCAATCCTGCCATCATGTATAATATTCCAAACAGAAAAGAATATTTTTATGCTGCCGTTCCGTCTTGGAATGGAAACATTAAAGGTTTGGATATCTATAAAATTCCACAACCCGTTCCTGTTGATATTACTTATAATGTTAAAATTGTTTGTAATAGAATGAGGGAGTTGAATGAGTTTAACAAAAATGTAATTCAAACTTTTGCATCAAGACAAGCCTATAGACAAATCAACGGTCATTACATTCCAATTATTATGGGGGGTATTTCAGACGAGTCGGTTGTTGAGGTACAAAGAAGAAGATTCTACATTCAAAACTACGAATTTACAATGTTAGGGTTTTTATTGGATGAAGATGAATTTGAAGTTGCCCCTGCGGTTTCTCGTGTGTTGAACACTTTTGAAGTATCATCTCAAACAACCAAACCAAAGAAAAAAAGATTTCCTGAAAATAAAGACACATTTAATCTGTCCGTTACAATTCCATCTAATGTAACAACAAAGCAATTAAATGTGGATTACACGGGTGATTTTTTAACTCAGGGACAAAGTAATATTGAAAGTTATGATGTCTATATTAATAATGATTTTTATGGTACTGATGTTAGACTAATTCAAGTTAACACAAATGACATCTTAAGATTTGAGGTGATTAAAAAAACTGATGGTGATGAGTCCATATTAGAGTACGGAATTAAGTTGTTATGATTCACCGTAAATGTCTTTTTTAACTTGACACTTTTCTTTAATCAAATTTTCCAAAAACTTATACATTTTAATACCGTGTTTATCACAGTATTTTTTCAAAACATCGTGTGCTTCTACTGATATCTTTAAATTCTTTATTTTCTTTTCCATAGGTAGAATAAAGGCAGAAAATAATCTGCCCATATTATAAATAGATACTGTAAAGTAAAGTTTTTCTTGGTTTTCATAATATTTATACATAAATAAAACAATTGAACATAAAGAAAAATGGCAGTATCAAATAAAGTTTTCGTTTCTCCCGGTGTATACACATCTGAAAGAGACCTTAGTTTTGTAGCACAAAGTGTTGGGGTAACCACACTTGGTCTTGTTGGTGAGACATTAATGGGTCCAGCTTTTGAACCCATTTTCATCACAAACTACTCAGACTTTGAGTCTTATTTCGGGGGTACAGTCCCAGAAAAATTTGTAAACACACAAATTCCTAAATATGAATTGGCGTACATCGCCAAATCCTACCTTCAACAGTCTAACCAATTATTCGTAACAAGAGTATTGGGATTGTCAGGGTATGATGCGGGACCGTCATGGTCAATAACAACAATCGCCAATGTTAACTCAACAACAGTTGGATTAAATGGAACTTCATCAACATATAATGTTGGATTTACAGGTTCCACAGGTTCAACAAGTGTGACGTTTGGTTCATTTCCAGCAACTATTAATCTTGATACACAATACACACAATTTGATGGTAGTATTTCAACAATACAAGATGATTTGGATTCACTAATATCACCAATAATCAACGCTGCTGGTGTTGGTTCAGGTTTTACAATAGGTTATTTTGGTACTATTCCATCAGGAGCATCACCAAGTTTGTCAGCATATACTGCATCAACTAACGTTTATGGTGTTTCGGGTGTAACAACATCAAATGCTGATTTTACTTCAAGTATTAATGATACTTGGTATTACGCAAACTTTGACATTTCTTCAGGAAATGCTTATACAGGATATTCATTCTATAATGTAATATCAAGTATGACTAGTTTGGGTGGTGGTGTTTATTCGGGTACTGTTTCTGGAACTGTTTATAACTATACAGGTACCGCTTACACAGATTATAATAACTTAATTGCTGCTACTTTACGCTCAAGAGGTATTTCAACATATGGTGTTGGAAGTAATGGTCCTGTTTATACAGTATCAGGTTTAACTAGTGTTATTATTGATAATTCAGGAAGTTATTCATCAATATCGCAGAATCCATTTACAGAATTTGCAATTTCAGGGTTAACTACTGCGGGAGATGCGTTCTCATTCGCATCATCTTTGAGTACAACATCAGCAAATTATATTACTAAGGTATTTGGTTTATCTAACTTTGGTAAATCTAGAGTTGAGGTTCCATTATTTGTTGAAGAAACTTTTCCTAACTTGTTAAATTACGCTTACAATAAAGGATACATAAGAGGTCTTAACTCTCAATTGGTTGCACTTCCTGGTGTTAGATACGCTAATTCAACAGGTACTATTGCAAACTATCTTCAAAGATATCAATCACCTGAATCACCTTGGGCTGTTTCTCAATTATTCGGTAGTACAGTTGATAAGTTATTTAAAATTTATTCGGTGGCTGATGGTGATAGTGCAAACACACAAATTAAAATATCAATATCTAATATTTCATTCGCTAATTTAAGTTTTGATTTAGCGGTTCGTAGTTTTTATGATACTGACACAAACCCAGTAATTTTAGAAAAATACACAAACTGTACTATGGACCCAGGTTCAAATAGTTATGTGGCTGTTAAGATTGGTACAAGTGATGGTGAATACGCATTAAATTCAAAATATATTATGTTAGAAATTAATCCTGATGCTAACATAGAATCTGTTCCTTGTGGATTTGAAGGTTATATTACTAGACAATATGGTTCTGCAACACCTCCATTCCCAATTTATAAAACACAATACAACTTCCCTGGTGAGGTAATATACAATCCACCATTTGGAACTACAGCGGGTCTTGATAATCCTATGGTAAGTCCTGGTGATAAAGTAAGAACCTCTTATTTGGGAATATCTTCACAAATTGGATATGACCCAGCGTTCTTTGAATATAATGGAAGACAGGCATCAAACAACTATTGTGATGAAGCAAATGTTGGTGAACCTTGGGGTTATATAACAAAAGGTTTTCATATGGATTCAGGAGCAACTGTTGTAACAATCGCTTATGGTCCTCAATCAGGACAAACAGCATTTGATTGTGGTGATGCGTCGTTCCAATCTGACCCTGAAACCTCAGCAAACCCTTACTACCAAATTCAAGCAAGAAAATTCTCTTTCTTGGTTCAAAATGGTTTTGATGGTTGGGATATCTATCGTGAATATAGAACAAATGGTGACTCGTTTATCTTAGGTGGTACTGGTTATCAAAAAGGAGCTTGTGCAACAACAAGATATCCAAACGCATCAGGTTGGGGAGCGTTTAAACCAATCACTATTGGTGACTTTACAGATTTTGCAAACACTGATTATTATGCATACTTGTTAGGTATAAACACATTCTCAAATCCTGAAGCGGTTAATATAAATGTATTCGCAACACCAGGAATTGATTATGTAAATAACTCAAATTTAGTTGAGGATTCAATATCTATGGTAACATTTAATAGAGCAGATTCAATCTACATTTGTACTACACCTGATTGTAACTTATTTATTCCAACAAACACCGATAACTTTATTTATCCAACAGGAGCGGTTGATAATTTAGCAAACACTAATATAGATTCTAACTATACAGCAACTTACTACCCTTGGATTTTGGTTAGAGATACTGTTAACAATACACAAATCTACATACCACCAACAAATGAAGTTTGTAGAAACTTAGCTTTAACTGATAACGTATCATTCCCTTGGTTCGCAACTGCGGGTTACACAAGAGGTTTGGTGAACGCTATTAAAGCTCGTAAGAAACTTACACAAGAAGATAGAGATACTTTGTATCAAGGTAGAATTAATCCTATTGCAACATTCTCCGATGTTGGAACTGTAATTTGGGGTAATAAAACATTACAAATTGCTGACACAGCACTTAACAGAATTAACGTAAGGAGATTGTTATTACAAGCTCGTAAGTTAATATCAGCGGTGGCAGTAAGATTATTGTTTGAACAAAACGATGCTAAAGTAAGACAAGATTTCTTGGATTCGGTTAACCCTATCTTGGATGCAATCAGAAGAGACAGAGGTTTATATGATTTCCGTGTTACGGTAAGTAATTCACCTGAAGATTTAGATAGAAATACTATGACAGGTAAAATTTACTTAAAACCAACTAAAGCGTTGGAATTCATTGACATTGAATTCTTGATAACTCCAACAGGAGCATCATTTGAAAATATTTAATCTTTAAATGATTAGAAAAAAAATACTAAATCCAACATCATCATTACGTGAAGGTTTTGATGATGTTGGTACGCCTGACATGAAATATTATGCCTTTGATTGGGATGATAATATTATGATGATGCCGACAAAAATTATTCTTAAAGATGAAAATAATAATGAGGTTGGTATGTCTACAGAAGATTTTGCCGAATATAGAAGTGAAATTGGTGTAAAACCGTTTGATTATAAAGGTAGTAAAATAGTTGGGTATTCTGACGAACCTTTTCGTAATTTTAGAACGGGTGGTGATAAACAATTTAAAATTGACGCTATGAAAGGTAAACCAGGTCCCGCTTGGTCCGATTTTGTGGAAGCAATCAACAACGGGTCAATTTTTTCAATAATCACAGCACGTGGACACAACCCCGAGACAATTAAAGATGCAATTTATAATCTTATTATTTCTGACCATATGGGTATTAATAAAAATTTATTAATTAAGAATCTTAGAAAATTCCGTGACTTTTCGGGTATGGAAGACAAATCAGATATGGAATTAATAAGAGACTATATGGATATGAACAAATATTATCCCGTTAGTTTTGGTACAGAAGTAGGAGCCGCCAACCCCGAGGAATTAAAAGTTCAAGCAATGAAAGAATTTATTTCATATGTAAAAGGACAGGCAAAAGAACTGGGTAAAAAATTATATGTTAAAGATGATGTAAATAATAATTTTATTCCTAGTATTGGTTTTTCAGATGATGACTTAAAGAATGTAGAAGTAATGAAGAAGAGTTTTAAAGATGAACCAGTTCTAAAAACTTATTCTACTGCTGGAGGAACTAAAACTAGATACTAAACGAGTATAATTTTTAAAAAATTAAAGTAAATACAAAAATTTTAAAACAACATGTATTTATAGATAAATAAACTAAAACAAAAAAACTAAAAACAATATAGCATGGCTGATTTATTAATGAAAATGCCGGTTCCTTACGAACCAAAAAGAGCGAACCGATTTATACTTAGGTTTGACACAAGTTTAGGTATTAATGAGTGGTTCGTTGAATCATCAGGAAGACCAAGTATTGATATTAACCCTGTTGAGATACAATTTTTGAACACTTCTACATATGTTGCAGGTAGGTTCAAATGGAATCCAATCTCAGTTAAATTCCGTGACCCGATTGGTCCATCAGCAACACAAGCTCTTATGGAGTGGGTTCGTTTACATGCTGAATCAGTTACAGGTCGTATGGGATATGCTGCGGGTTATAAAAAGAATGTTGACCTTGAGATGTTAGACCCAACAGGTGTTGTTGTGGAAAAATGGATACTTGAGGGATGTATGATTACAAAATCCGCTTGGGATAACGTATCATACAGTGATGACAAATTAGCAGGATTGGACGTTACCATGCAAATGGACCGTTGTATTTTGGTTTACTAATTTTGTATTTTATTTTATATTGATAAATTAATTTATTGAGATATATTTAACACAGGGTCTAATCCCTGTGTTTTTTTTATGGACGAAAATATATCAAAATATGGTCAACAAGACTTTAACTTACCACACGATGTGGTAAAACTACCTTCAGAAGGTAAGTTTTATAAATCAAAGAAAAAATCTGTCAAGGTGGGTTATTTAACGGCCGCTGATGAGAATGTAATTATGTCGGTTAACCCCGATGATTTGGTTATGACATTGGTACGTTCTAAGTTATATGAACCAGATTTGAAACCTGATGAGATGTTAAATGGTGATATTGAAGCCATTTTGATATTTTTAAGAAATACATCATTTGGTCCCGAGTATAAAATTTCAAGTAATGACCCTGAGACAGGAAAAAGATTTTCAACTGAAATTTTGTTGGATGAGTTGGATTTTAGAAAACCATCACAAGAACCAAATGAAGATGGTAGTTTTACAATCAAATTACCGAAATCAAACGCAACTGTTAAGGTAAGACCTTTAACTTTTAAAGAAATTGGTGAGATTAACAGATTGGCTGACCAATATCCTGCAGGAAGAGTGGCACCAAAAGTAACTTGGAAGCTTCAAAAACAAATTATTAGTGTTGAAGGTGATAGTGAGCAAGGTACTATTAATAGATTTGTAGAAGGATTACCCATAATGGATTCAAAATTCATCAGAAATTTTATTGATGAGAATGAACCACGATTGGATTTAAGAAGAACAATTTTAGCCCCGTCAGGAAACAAGGTAGATGTAGAAATCGCCTTTGGGGTTGAGTTTTTTCGCGTTTTCTTCTGATTACGCCTCCTATCAGTTAGACGAATATTTCGTTTTATCAAAAAATTTACACACATCTTGGACTGATTTTATGAGAATGCCTACATATGCTCGTAGGTATTTGATAGATAAAATAATTGAGGGAATAAAAAATACCTAATTATTCTATTTATTAACATATGCAAGCAGTTCCACCGAATCCACCAAATCCACCAAATCCACCAAATACTTCAGGTATTAATTCTGTTGGGGATATTGTTAAAAAACTAGGTACCATCGTTGATGAGGTTTATACAACTTGGTCAAAAAGAACTGATGAATTAGATAGTCAATACGCGACATTTACAGCTAAAATAGCGGGTACATTTGGGCAAACCCAATCGGCGATTAAAGGGTTAAGAGAAGAACTCGCTGTTGCTACACCTGGTGTTGTTGGATTGGGTGGTGCTTTTGAGGATGTTGCTGAGATTCAAAAAGGTATTGCAGAATCTCTTAAAACTAATGTTATTACATTAGGTGAGACCGTAACTGATTTATACGCTGCGGGAAAAGCAGTTGGAGTATCTTCGGATGGTGTTGGTGAAATGGTTGCCGCATTCCAAGATGTTGGAATTCAAACTGGAAACATTAAAGATAATATTCAAACAACCGTTAATTTAGCACGACAAGTTGGCGTTAATACGGGTGCGGTGTTTAAGTTGGTTAGTAATAACTTAGACTCAATTAATAAATATGGTTTTGAAAATGGTGTTGCGGGATTGGCTAAGATGTCAGCTCAAGCGGCGGGATTACGTATTAATATGAATTCAATATTTGATTTTGCTGAAAAAGTATTTGACCCCGAAGGTGCGATTGATACCGTAGCGGCGTTTCAAAGAATGGGTGTTGCCGCTGGTGACCTAGCCGACCCATTTAGATTAATGTATTTGGCGTCTGAAGATACTGAAGAACTTCAGAATCAAGTTGTAAAAATGACTCAAAAGTTTACATATTTTGATGAGAAGACAAAAGAGTTTAAAGTTTTCCCAAATGCTAAACGTGATTTGAGAGAAATTGAAAAAGCCACAGGTATCGCCTACAATGATTTGATTAAAATGTCTGAAGGTACTCAAAAATTAAATTTGATATCTAAAGATTTAAAAATTGCCGGTGTTGATGAAGAAACAAAACAATTTGTTGCCAATGTCGCTCAATACAACAAACAAAAAGGTGGATTTACTGTTAAAATTGGTAGAGATGAAAAACTTGTTACTGAAATTAATAGTAAAGATATTGATGAATTAAAAGAATCACAAAAACCTGTAACATTAGAAGATTTGGCTAAGAGTCAACTTACCGAAACAGAATATTCAAATGCTGTATTAGGACAGATTAGAGATGGACTTGCAGCACCTGTTGCTGGGTCAAGAGCTCCACAGGATTTAAGAGAATTATTAAGGGGTACTTTAGCATCAGGACAATCAACAGCACAAAGAGCTGTTGGTAATACACGTGGTGGTATTGAGGGTATTGACCAACTTTATGAAAAAACAGGTAAAGGTTTAACAGATTTAATTTCAGGAAAAGGTGGTTTAGAAGAAGTTGCAAATGTGTTTAAAACTGCGGGAATGGATATGGGGGAGGGATTAAAGAATATTACAAAGGCCTTTAGTAATTTTGATACTGAAGCGTCTAAACCATATATTACATCAGGAAATAAAATTGCCGAAGCTGCGGGTGCTGCTGTAACAGGATTAACTACTTTAGCTGATAAGGCAAAATCATTTTTATCAGGAACTGATGTTACTAAAAAAACAGCAATTGAAACTGGTAATATTACACAAACTAATCAAAAGATTGAGTTTAATCCTTTGGAACATAAAGGTACTATAGATATTAAAGTAACAACACCGAATGGAACAACACAATCTTTAACTGACTCACAAATTGGTGAAATATTTAAAAATGATGGTTTTAGAAAAGAACTTACAAGAATCATTTCTGAATCTCAAATGAATACAAATTACGGTGCAGTTCCAAATAAGATTTAATAAAAAATAAATGAGCTTCTATTTATAGAAGAAACAATAAAAATGCCAAGTCAATTAACTTTTAGTGCGACAAAATTATTAAGAGATAAGTTACTAACAAGAAACTTAACTCCATATAACAAACCTGGTGTTTACACTTCAACCTCAAAACCTGCTTCAGGAGAACTAGTTCAAAATGATTATTCTGTAATTGATTCACCAGATGCATTAATTGATTCCGACCCATTTGCCGACAAACTTTATGTTAACAATGTATTTGGACCTTTAGGTGGTTTTAATAAAGATATTAATGGTTTAATTAATACTCTACAAATAACATCAAATCAAGGTCCATATGGTGCAACTCCACCATATACCAACGCATTACAGGTATATTCAGAATCATTTCAAAAGAGACAATACATTAAAAATGTGTACTCGCCAGGAGGACAATACTCCTATTATGAAATAGGTGATATTGTTAAAGTACAAAAAAACGCAACATATTGGGGACCACCAAGTTTTAGACCATCATCTTATTCACCATTTTCAGTTTTATTACAAGAAGACCCCGTAGGTGATAATGGCCCTGTTAGTGATGACTCGGAACTCGCTAAATTAGGTGTCAAAGGTGCAAAACAATCTTTTCAATATAGAGTTGACCAAAATGTAAGGGCCGCTACAATAGGTAGGGTTAATATTTTATCAGGTCTTTCTGACCCATTTAACTTATCACAAGTTATTGCGGGAAAAAGACCTATAATTGTTGCCGATTGGACTATTACATCAGGTGGTAATTTACTATCACAGGGTATGGACATTGTCCAAAGAATAACTGGTGTACAATTTCCATTCTCACCAATTCCAGGTAGTTATTATCAAGCAAGAGATTTTGGTACCGCAACTTCAGCCGCAGCTGCCGCTGGTAACGGAAGACGTGGTGGATTATTTGGATTATTTGGGTCAAGACCAACATCACCATCACAAGTGTTTTTGGACTACACTGGCTCAGGACAAAGAGGCCAGTTAACTCAAAATTTATCTACAAATAGATACCGTCCACAATATAACACAGGTGGTACGGGCATTTTATCCGCTTTAGGTCAAGCCATTACAGGAGCATTTGCAAACAACGCAAGTGAGGGAACATATTATGTTGGTAGTCCACAAAGAGAGCCGGGATATATAACATCACCACCTGGTCAAATACCCATTGATAGTTTTGGTGGTCAAGTTAACGCGCCTGTTTATGGTCCTGATATATTAGGAAAAGAATATGAAGGAGTAGATAAAGACTTTAAATTTGGTTTGGCGGGAAGACCATTTGAAAATGATGGTAGTATTGTCGGTGGATTTACATGGATTAGTGGTAAATGGGCACCAAATGCTGGTAAATATCAAAAACCTGGTGGTGATTACGCTGGTGAAGACCCAGCATTTGCATCAATTTCAAATCAATTAACGGCAACAGAGTCAATAAACTATGACTTTAAACCGGGTTCAATTTTAGACAACACTCAAAGATTAATTGATTCACAACCAAACTCAGGTGCTAGATTTGGACACGTAGGTAATGCTATTAGTCAAACATCTAAAGTATTCTTTGACGGGTATAAAGAAATAACAAAAGGTTCACAAGTTATCAGATATTCTGATGGACAATCTAACGTGGGTATTGAGTATTGTCGTGTTTTTACAAAAGATACACCATATTATACTTTTAATAGTTTACAGAAAAAAGACGGAAATATTCGTAAGTTTTCATATTCTATTGTTGACTCAACGTTTAACTTAAACATTGCACCTGAAAAAGGTGGTGATAGTATTGTTAATGGTAAGGTAAAAAAATATATGTTCTCAGTTGAGAACTTGGCTTGGAGAACAGGACATAGACCTGGTTATAGAGTTAGTGATTTACCCGTTTGTGAACAAGGACCAAATGGTGGTAGAGTTATGTGGTTCCCCCCATATGATTTATCATTTACTGAGGATACAAGACCATCATTTAATGAAACTACATTCTTGGGTAGACCCGAACCTGTATATACCTATAAAAACACTTCTCGTAGTGGTACATTGAAATGGAAGATGGTTGTTGACCATCCATCAATTTTAAATGTTATTGTTAATAAGGTATTGGCCAATGAGGGTGATAGACAAAAAGTTGATTCAATTGTTGATTCATTCTTTGCTGGTTGTAAAAAATATGATTTATATGAACTTGCAAAAATATACAATACAATTCCCTTAACAGAATTACAAGCTTGGCAAGAAGTTGCAAATAATCCACAAGCGACAAATGAAAATATTGAGAGTGTTTTTCAAAATACTTCCACAGAGGTAGGAATTGCTCAACAAGCGACAGTAACGGAGACATTGTCAAGTTATAAAGAATATGGATTTTATTTTGACAATGACATTCCAAAACAAAATCCTAACACAACAACTGAAATACCATATCAATCAACATATGATGTTTATACATCATCGGCTAATAAAACAAAATATAGTCAAAACGCGCCAAGTGCGGCTACAGTATCAACTTTCTTTACAAATATTGTTGATGAAAACTATACCCAAATGAAGACTTTGGTAGAAAAGATTTATGATTTATTGAGTCAAAAACAAGCTGAAAAAATTATCCTTACTTTACGAGGAAGTGCATCATCACCAAACACCGAAGAGTATAACAATAAACTATCCCAAAGAAGAATAAGTTCCGTTGAAAATTTCTTTAAAACATACACATTTGCTGGTGGAAAATCAGTTAATGAATTTATTGGTAACTCATTGGTATTAAACGGATTACCTGTTGGTGAAAATATTGTAATTGCAAATCCAAAAGGAAACTCAAGTGCGTTTGGCTCTGTTGATTGTAACCAAGATTTAAAAGGAAACAATAAAATTTATTCAACAAATGCCATGGCTTGTAGGGCAGTTATTATATCAGACATTACTGTTCAACAACCAGCACCACAACCAGCACCAAACAATACTGAATCACAAGAAGCAATTGCGGCTACAGGAAATAATCAAGAACCAAAAAAACCGGCACAAACAAATGTTGTTTCACCACAACCTGATGAGATTTTATTTAAAGGGGCATCTAAAAAATTATTAAGATACCTTTTAAATGAGTGTGATTATTTTGAAGTGTTAAAGGCTGAAAACCCATTCATTTATGATTCAATAAAAGAAAAAATAAAATATTTCCAACCAGCGTTTCACTCAACAACACCTGAAGGATTAAACTCACGTTTAACTTTCTTACAACAATGTATGAGACCTGGTGAAACAATCCCAACAATTGGACCCAATGGTGATAAACTATATAATGACGCTTTAAACACATCATTTGGGGCGCCACCAGTATTGGTTTTACGTGTTGGTGATTTTTACAATACAAAGATAATTCCAACAAGTTTAGGTTTTACATATCAAACATTTGATTTTAATCCTGAAGGTATTGGTTTTCAACCAATGATTGTAGAGGTTAATATGGGATTCAACTTTGTTGGTGGTTCAGGGCTTGCAAATCCTGTTGATACATTACAGAACGCATTATCATTCAATTACTATGCAAATACTGAAATGTATGATGAAAGAGCTGAAGCTACTGAAGATACAAGTAAACTTGATAAACAAGTTATTAATTCAATTAGAGAACAACAACCTGTTGTAGGTGTTGCCAATGTTGATACTCAAATATCTACAGACGGTGGTAATACAATTGGTGTGTTTACGGCAACTGGAACAACAGCAAGTGGTCAAACAGGTACTTTAACATATGCACCATTTATGAATAAAATGGTTGAACAAACTCAATCATATTATAATGGTGTTTTAAATATGTTTGATAGTGTTTTAACAAACTATAACTATGGTGTGTTGTCTATGTTAAATTATGGTGATAATAATCAAACATATAATACAGGTAGTTTTAATTCGTCTACAAATTTAACTGTAAATTTATATGGTAAACCGGCAAAAACACAAACATATGTTGATGATGCGTTTAAAGAATTATTAAAAGACATTGATGGTGAAGACTTAATAATTTTCTCAAGTTATGAATTTTCAAACCCAATTATAACAAATGCTCAAAAAAGATTGTTTAAAAAGAATTATACAAATTATGTTAAAACATATCAAACAACATTCTTAAATTCTTTAACTGAGCCATTATCAACATTAGTTGAATCACAACAAAATTATGTGTTTAATATTGATAGATTAAATTTTGTTGCATCAGGAACAACGACAGGATATGATGGTAAATTAAACCAAAAAAATATTTCAATTTTATATTCTATAAGTGGAACACCTGAAGATATTAATGGAACTACAATTGATAGTTTAACATCTTTAAGAAATGATTATATTACTATAGGAAATAGTAATAATATTTTCTTATCAGGTTTGACAGACGCTCAACTATATAATACTGATGGTTACAAACCAAAAGTACCGGGAACATGGACATTACCAACAGAAGGATTTGATTATTTTGGTTATCAAAATCCTAACGAATATAAAATAAGAGAATATACCTTGATGAGTAGAGCTTTATTACAAAAAGATTTAAAAGACGGATTCCTAAAAGCTTTGGTGGAAGGTTTAGACCAAGCAACAACAAATGCTATTTTATTTTATTACGACACTAGTGGTACTTCATTAAGATTCCAATGGACGTACGCCAATAAGGCTGGTTCAGATTTATTGGCTATTTATAAATCAGGTGATGTTGCTAAAAACTATATTAAATATACACCACCATTTGGGTCAACACAAAAAAGAATTACCGTATTTGCTGAAGATTTAACAGCACCTGAAATCAATAAAAAAACACTTCAAACTATCTATTCTAATAAGAATAATAATAGTAAGTTTAACCCATACAACTTTAAACGAAAATTTAACTAATGGATGCATATTATAACCGATACCAACAATTTTTTATTAATGGTGAACAAACCGTAGTTCCATTTGTACCACTACCAAGTAAAACTTCAGACCAAAGATATATCTACAGAACTGGATATAGTAGATTAGATAAGGTATCCCAACAATTTTATGGAACACCATTTTTTGGGTGGTTAATTTTGCAAGCCAATCCTGAGTATGGTGGGTTAGAATGGAATATACCTAACAATTCTTTATTGACTATACCATATCCACTTATATCTTCATTACAAGATTATAAAAATGGTATAGAAAATTATTTCTTCTATTATGGCAGATAACAATATAAATGGTGGTGATAACATATTCGTAGACTTTGATTATCAAAATGTTTTTTTAGTTGACCCAAACAAGACCGTTGATTTAAATGGTGTTGCCCGAGAAAGACAAATTCATCATGAAAATTTAGTTATGTACGCAAACTTGGAAGCGACAAATGTTTTTCCAAGAACAAAACTTGCTGTTGGTGCACCAATATCAGACGCTATTCAAAATGTACCAATCGCATCTATGAATTTTTTAAGACCTGGTGGTAAAACATTACTTACAAATGCTTATCTTGATGAAATTACAGGTTTAAATACAAGTAATGGAAAAGGAACCAATCAACCAAGTATTACAAATGTTAGCCAACAAAATAAAACTGATGAGTTTTATCTTAAACAAAATACAATAAATTCACAAGACACTGGATTATTGGGTATTGAATCTATTAGAGTTAAAAATAATAGAAGCGCAACACCAAGTGTTGAAATGACATTGATTGATACACAAGGAAGAGCGTTATTTGAAAAAGGTGAAAATTCTGAATATGCGGCATTTTTTAACTTACCATACCCAACATTTTATTTAACGTTAAAAGGTTATTACGGTAAAGCAATTAGATATCAATTAATTCTTACAAAATTTTCAGCGGCTTTTGATGGTAATACTGGAAACTATAGAATTAATCTTAATTTTTATTCTTACAAATATACAGTATTGGCCGAAACACAAGTGGGTGCATTATTTGCGGTTCCATTTATGTATACATCTGATTTTAAAATAAATGCAACAGCGCCACAAACGGGAGCTTTAAACGCGGCACAAAATTCTGTTGTAATTGGTAATAGTGGTGGTCAACAAAATGCGACAACCGTTACTTCAAACGTAAGAACAACAAGAGGTTATCAAAAAATTAAAGAAGTTTATGCCAGATATAAAGCGGACCAATTAATTTCACCAACATTACCTGAACTTTCGTTTCCTGAATTAAGAGCAAGATTAGAAGGGCTTGAAAAGTTTTTGATTGAAAGTTTTGGTCAAGCGGATTTTACACCACTATCTGATGTTGACACATATTTTAAATTAGTAACCAAATTTAGTGATGATATTTCATCACCCGTTGAGGATAGTTGGTTTAAAAAATATATTGATGTTAGTTTACCATTTGTTTTAAAGTCAACAAAGGCTAATAATCAAACAGGTGTTAAAACTTGGATTTATAATAAAGAAACAAGGGACGATGGTCAAAAAAGAATTAATGCTTATAATGAGTTAAGACAACTTGTTACTGAGTATGAAATTCAATTATCAAAAAATAAAACTTTAGGTGATAATGGTAGTTTTACAATTGATGGTGTTAAACAAGGTTCACAAATAAATGTTGTAAAAAACATCAAAGTATCCCCTTCAACAACATTGTATGTTAGCGAAGATACGTTTAGAAAGTCAATTTCTATAGATGATATTAATTGGTACGAAACGTTTGTCGCAAGAACTAATAGAGAACCAAGAAATGGTGAAGAAGAAATTTTAAAAACACAATCAATATTATTTTTTACTCCATTAGAAACACAAGGTCCAAATCAACAAATATTCCAACCAACATTTAACTTTGTGTTTGAAGGACCTGGTAATTTTTTGGATGTAATATCAAAAACTTTTGATGAGATATCAAAACAAAAAGAAAAAATTGTTACGGCTCTTACAGCTTTTTTAGCCAAAAAAATTGAAGGTCCAAATGGTTTAGGATTTAAACCAACTATGAGAAATATCATGGCTATGATATTCGCATCTATTGAAGCGTTTTATAGATTGATGGATGATGTTCATTCTGATGCTTGGTCAAAAAGATTACACCCATATAGAAAGGCTGCGGTTTATGGTGATGATAAATCAAATACAACCACAGATTCTAAAAATCTAACACAAACAACAAATACGCCAAATTTAAGTAATATTCCTGTTTATCCATGGCCACAATATTATGTTCAGACAAATTCGGATAAGGGAGAACAATATGAGTTAAGGTACCCTGGCGACCCAAGAGAAATTTCAAGAACAAAGGCGAATAATTTTGATGTGTGGCCTGAAGTTGAATTTGTTGAGGAATATATGAAAGGATTAGCTCAACGTTCAAGCCCTGACACTGGTCCTTCAGGTGATAATAACGAAGGACGTACAGTAAATAAAATCACGGTAAACGCTGTTGAATTCCCAACAACAAATATACCATATACTGACTATGATACCGTTAAGTTTTTATATGAAATTTACGAAAGGTTATTATTAGCAACATATTGGGATAGAATATCAACATCGGGAGCAACATCATTATCGGTCTATAATACTTTATCAGATTTAGAAGTTACTAATATTAGACAAGCCTTAACAGGAACAAGTCCTGCGTTAACTAAAACTCTTAAAAATATTGCTTTTACACCAAACAATTATTTGGGTGTTTTAAGACAAATATCAAATGATGGTACTGGTACAAGTTGGCAACAACTTATTAGAGGTATTTTTACTTCAGAATATTTGAGAACGATTACAACAAAAGATTATGATATTTTAGAAGATAGTTTAATAACTGCATCCTCAACATCAACTGAAAAAAGTGTTGAATCGTTAAAAAACATTGATGAATATGTTAAATCAACAAAGTCCACAACAACAGACATTATGGATGTGTATCCATTTAGAAGTGATACGTGGTCTAAACAACATTTGGCGAATATTAAACAAGTTAAGTCCGACAGATATACAACAAAAAATAGTTTATATCTTAATATTACAAAGAAATATATTACAAACTATCAAGTTGGGGTTACTGATAATAACCAAAACAAACCTTTTGTTGATGGTTCATTTTTAACATCGCAAACACCTGCAGTAACAACAACTTTTAATAATTTTTACGCGACAAGAAGGGTAGAAGAATTATATCTCCCAACTGAAGGTCCTTTAGATTATAGTGCTAAGACAGGAAATGTTGTTTTTAATCAGACGGTATCAATGTTAAACACACCGTTCTTCATTAATGCTTTACAACAAGATGTACAAGCTGATAGAAGTGATGGTGTTACATCACCATATATTAAATCTGCATATCTTTTCTTAAATTCATTACCGTTATCAAATGTAAGTGAAAGATATTTTTCATTAGATTCAAATAATACAACATATTTGGATTATATATTTACAACACTAACAAAATTTGGTGGTGTTCATAGATTACCATATTCTTGGATATTAAGATATGGTTCTATTTGGCATAGATATAAAACATATATTGAAACAAATGTGGATATTTTAGATTCTGTGTGGACAAATGTGAACGCACCTAATTTATATAATCCAACTACAAATTCATTAGAAACTCAATATAATTTTAAAAATCAAAAAAATGAAAACTTTAATATTGTTGGTCAATTAAACAATACTGTTGGTGGAAATACAATATCAATAATGAATCTTGGATTTTATCCAAAATTAATGAACGATGTTTATTACTTAATTGCTGGACAAGATTTAATAACAGGATATACAAATACTGAAATTCAAACGGCAGTTAATGAAGGTTTAAATGTTGGTCCTATTAGTAATTCAGCAATTTCATTACAAAATGGTTTTGACCCAAATAATCCAAATAGAAGTTTAAATATGAATGTTTGGTTTAGTTCTTTTGATACAAAAAACTCAACTAAGTTTAAAACATACCAACAACAAAAGACCATTTTAATTCCAAGTTTTTCAACAAACTATAATCAGATTAGTTCTGAATGTTTTACACAAAGTACGACTGGTAACACATTAACTTTAACTCAGGAAGTATTTAATAATTCTGCGGTCTACAATGGTTCGGCAAGAACATTTTGGACAGCGCCAAACTATGGTTATTTTGAATTACAAAGTATTACTAAACCAAATTACAATGAATACTTTAAACAAATCTTTACTGGTGATTCAAAACAAAACGCTGTTAAATTTGGACAAACATATACAAAAATTGAAGATATATTTGGAACATTTAAAAAAGACATTTTAGATTCGTTTGAAAATGAATTCTTAAACTTTACAAAGTCATATAATGATTTATCTGCCGAACAAATATCGGGTAGTACATTTGTTAATAGAAATTTCCAATCAATAATGGGTGAAATGTTAACAATACAATATGTTGATAATACCCAATCGTATGACAATTATGTTACAACTTGTAATAATTTACAAAGAACCAAAATAAGTGAAACGATTAATTCATTTATGAATTATAACATTGCATTCAAATACGGCAATCCAAGTAATTTTGATAGAAAATTATTTGGTTCATTTACAACGTTACCCGAATTCAAAGTTGTTGACCCATATACCTACAAACCTTATGTTCAAAATACATTACCAACTGATGCCGGAACTTTAACTTTATCACAATCAGTTAGTTTAAATCCCGACGCTTGGAAAGCTATGTATACTAATGTTGGATTTGCAACACAATCAGGTATGATATACTCAAATAATGGTAGTTATTATACTGATTTCTTCCCAACAATGAATGTTGAATTCACTCAGGCAAATGTGGTTAATTTCGCACCATTAATTAAAATATTTGGTACACAAAAATTACTAAACGAATCATCAACAACAATATATAGTAGAGGTAATTTTACAACATCAATTAATGAATATTACCAAAACAAAAATATATTTTTAAATAATACACTAACACAATTGTTTTCAACACTTCAAAAAGAATTACCAAATGTTGAACAAACAAATGAAAAACCAATTTTATCTGCAGTTGATGGTGTACAAACAAAAATAGAATTTTGGGAAACTTTTAAAGCGTTTAATGACAAATGGATTGCGGGTGGTGAATATAAAGATAGAACATTATTCCAAGATGTTTTATTCTTAGATAGAGCCAACAGAGATATTGGTGATGCGGTTTATGTAGACATTTTTAAATTAAAAGATTTCTTTTCAGGAACAACATCTTTAAATACAAGATGTATTGATTTTATAAGTAGAATTATTGCTGATAACCAATTTCAAATGATGCCTATGCCAGCATACATTAATTTTTGGGGTGTTGGTAATGTAAAACAAGGTGAAACACCAAATGCCGAACCAACAAATGATATGGCAAATTCATTATTTGGTACTTTCTTAGATGTTGATTATAGATACGCTTCTCCAAAGTTTGTTTGTTATTATGCTGGAAAACCAAGTGAGCATTTGGATATGAGAGAAAATCCTGAGTATAGGTGGAAAACGGACGCTTTTGATTTTGCACCAGCTAGAATGCCATTAATTGATAAATTACAAGGAAAAAAAGATTGGGCACAATCAAATAGAGTTGTCGCGTTTAATGTTGATTTTGGAACACGAAATCAAAGTATGTTTTATAGTATACAATTAGACCAAAATTCCGCGGCAGCAACAACTGAGGGTAATAGAGTTATTACAGATGCCGCAAACCAAGCGGGTGGTACTAGGTCAAACACTCAAAATGTTAGTTTATATAATTTGTATAAAACTAGAAGTTATGAATGTAGAGTTGAATCTATGGGTAATGCTATGATACAACCTACAATGTATTTCAATTTACGTTATGTACCAATGTTTAGAGGTCCATATATGATTCAATCGGTTGAACACTCAATAGATGCCGGTCAATTTAGAACATTTTTCACTGGTATTAGGATGCCTTTATATTCATTACCTTTAATTGAACAACAAATTATGACACTTAATACTAGTTTATTGGCGGAACTAGTTCAGGAAGTTAGAAGACTTAAAGAAACGGCAACAACAACCGTACAACCGGCAGTTAATGTAATAACAATTGGTAATTCGGTTCAAACAAATGGTAAATTTACAGTGTCAGCACCTGTTGAGTGTCTTAAAGACATTCAAGACGCAAATGTTAAATATCAAAAATATACGGGTGTTGAAAGCACAATTCAAAGATTATCGTATGGTGATATGGCAACATTATTAAAAGAAAATGTTAGTTCTATACCAACTAGAGCAATGATATTCTATACGTCATATTTAAATGGTCACGATGATAATAATTTTATTTCATTTAATTTTGACTTAGGAGGTACTCCATTAGGTGGACTACCATCTCCTCAAATATCTTATGGTGGTAGAGAAACATTTTTTACAAAAACCTTTGGTTGTAAAACAAATAAAGCTGGTGCCACACAACCAGTTGCGGTATTCACGAGTTTTGAAAACTCTATAAATTTTATGGAAAATTATTATTTTAATAAACAAGCTGGGGCGTCAAAAAGTTTAATTAATATTGGAACCAATAAATGGGTGACTAAAGATGATTATGTATTAAGTATGGTGTCAACGTGGCTTGGGTGGTGGCCAACAAAACGATTTAATTCTTTTCAAGAAGAACAAACCTTCTACGCTAAAAATACAAATGTGTTACCTGATTTAAAAAAAGCGGCTTATGAAGTTGTAGAATTAATGATAAAATTTAATCTTGTAAGTTTTTAAGATATTTATATAGAAACTATAGTTATGAATATTAAACAACATTTAGACAATTATCTTGGTAAGAATACAAGATATACCGAAAAAAATGCCGGAAATGGATTTACCGAAGTGTGTGATTTGGACACAGGTAGCTGTTACACTGTTAGAGATAGAGATGGTCTTATTGAAAGAGTAGACAACACTTTAAAAACTAATAGAAAAGTCCAAGTTGAAACACCACAAGGTTTTAAACAATTATTAAATGGTTAAAAAAATGGGAATAGACATTAAAATAATTCAAGAGATTAAGAGATACAACTCAATCAATAAATACATAATGGAACAAGATGCGTTGGGAAATGTTCCACCGGCAGACCCAACAGCGGCACCTGCACCCGATGCTGCAGCGACTCCTGAAGGAGACCCAACATTAACTGCGGCACCAACATCACCTGAAGTTATTGATACTGCAACAGACACTGAAGTTGAAAAAATTGATAATGTCGGACAAAGCGAAGAGTCAGATGATGATTCTGGTAGTGAAGAATTGGATATTACAGATTTGGTTAATTCACAAAAAAATGTTGAAAGTAAACAACAAGAATATTTTGACATGATGTTCAAACAAATTGAGGGTTTACAAACCAAGTTAAATGCTATGGATGACGTATTCAACAAATTAAACAGCATGGAAGAAAAGATTGAACAATACAGACCAAAAACACCTCAAGAAAAATTGGAACTAAGGAGTTTAGATAGTGGACCATTCAATCAAAAACTTTCAAGTTTTTTTGATGACAAACAAGAAGACTTAGAAAAGACAGGTAAGAATGAATATGTGTTAACATCAGATGATGTTGAAAACATTGTACCTTCAGATATTAAAAAATCATTTGATGAATATGGTGCTGAGCCCACTGGAACTTCATTTAGAATGAATTGATTTTTAACAATTTTTTATTATATTACAAGGGTCACGTTGTGACCCTTTTTTATTTGGTGAAATAATTTGACGAACAGAAAAATAACAACTATAATTTATAAACAAACAATCTAATTAAACAAAAAACATGATGAGTTCACTTGACGCAGTACTTTCACAGTACGAAAAAAACACACAGTCTTTCGGAGACTCTAACCGAATGTCCCAAGAGGAAAGAATGAAAAAGTATTTTGCTTGTATTCTACCACAAGGACAATCACAAGGACAACGTAGAGTACGTATCCTTCCTACACACGATGGTTCTTCACCTTTCAAAGAGGTTTGGTACCATGAATTACAAGTAGGTGGTAAATGGCAAAAATTCTATGACCCAGGTAAAAATGACAATGAGCGTTCACCTTTGAATGAGGTTCACGATGAGTTGATGTCTACCGGCAAAGAGTCAGACAAAGAATTGGCAAAACAATACAAATCTCGTAAATTTTACATCGTAAAGGTTATTGACCGTGATGCTGAAGACGAAGGTGTAAAGTTTTGGCGTTTCAAACACAATTATAAGAATGACGGTATTCTTGACAAAATTATACCAATTTGGAGACAGAAAGGTGATGTAACTGATTCACAAAAAGGTAGAGACCTTATTGTACAGTTGGTTAAATCTAAAACTCCTGGTGGAAAAGATTATACTACAATCCAAACTATTATGCATGATGACCCAGCACCTCTTCACGAGACAGCTAAGGTTATGGAAGAGTGGTTGACGGATGAGTTGACATGGAATGATGTTTACTCTAAGAAACCTGTAGAATATTTGGAGGCAATCTCTCGTGGTGAAGAACCTCGTTGGGATAATGAAACAGGTAAATACTTGTATAGTGATTCAGGAGATATGATGATGGGTGGTTCTAAATCAACACCTATGGCTCCTGCAGACCCACAATTATTTGACGAACCTGCTGAGGACTTACCGTTCTAATAAAACAAAACATCATGTATGGTATCTTGTATGGTACCATACATGATTAATTTATAACACACATGGCAATCAAGAAAAACGATTTTAATTCAGTAAAGAAGAAATTCTCAACTTCGGCGAAGTATAAACCACAAAGATACTTTGACTTGGGTAAAGATTTCTTGGATGCTGTAGGACTACCAGGACCCGCCATAGGACACTTAAATATGTTCTTGGGTCACTCTGATACAGGTAAGACAACAGGTCTTGTAAAGGCCGCAGTATCAGCTCAGAAACAGAATATTCTTCCTGTGTTCATTATCACCGAACAGAAGTGGAGTTTTGAACACGCAAGACTTATGGGTTTTGATTGTGAAGAAGTTGTTGACCCCGAAACAGGAGAGTTAGATTGGGATGGATTCTTTATCTTCAATAACAACTTCTCTTACATTGAACAAATCACAGATTATATTAATAATTTGTTAGACGCTCAAGAAAAAGGTGAATTAGAATATGATTTATTGTTCCTTTGGGATTCAGTAGGTTCAGTTCCTTGCAAGATGACTTTTGATGGTAAAGGTGGTAAACAACACAACGCAGCGGTTCTTGCAGACAAGATTGGAATGGGTATCAACCAACGTATTTCAGGTTCTCGTAAATCTGATTCAAAATACGAAAACAGTTTGGTTATTGTTAACCAACCTTGGGTTGAACTTCCAGACAATCCATTTGGACAACCAAAGATTAAGGCGAAGGGTGGTGAAGCAATTTGGTTAAACTCATCTTTGGTATTCTTGTTCGGTAATCAAAAAGGTGCGGGAACAAACAAAATTTCAGCAACAAAAGATAAAAGAACTGTTAAGTTTGCAATCCGTACAAAAGTTTCTGTTATGAAAAACCACATCAATGGTTTGGGATATGAAGATGGAAAAATCATCGTAACACCACACGGATTCTTGGCAGGAAAAGACGCAGCTGAAGAGAAAGTATCTATTGAACAGTACAAGAAAGAAAACGCTGAGTATTGGAAAGAGATTATTGGGGCTGATGGGGATTTCAGCTTGTTTGAGGAAAAAGAAAGTGAAACAGTATAAACAATAAATTGTGAAGACACTCTTAGTAGATGGTGATAACCTATTCAAAATCGGATTTCATGGGGTCAGAGACCTCTTCGTGGAAGGAAACCATATCGGGGGTGTCTTTCATTTTATCAATACCCTCAGAAAACAAATTGATGTACACAACTACGACAAAATTATTGTCTTTTGGGACGGTGACGACAACTCAGCCGTTAGACGTAAACTATATCCTAACTACAAGTTAAACCGTAGACAGAGTATGAACGAGTTTAAACTTGAGTCATACCACATTCAAAAAGAAAGAGTAAAAGAATACCTTGAAGAATGTTTCGTTCGTCAGGTAAGAGCGACTGAATGTGAGGCGGATGATTTAATTGCCTACTATTGTCAGATTGCTAACGAAGAATCAAAAACAATATTATCAGCAGATAAAGATTACTTCCAATTAATTGATGAACATACATCAATCTATTCACCAATTTCTAAAATTACATTCAAACTTGGCGATAAAGTTAAATTTGGTGAGTGTGAATTCCCCCACTATAACGTATTGACTCTTAAGATATTAACGGGTGATAAATCAGATAATATTTGTGGTATATTAAGGTTGGGTGAAAAGACTATTATTAAATACTTTCCTGAGATGCTTGATTCTATGGTAGATTATAACCATATTTTAACAAAGGCACAAGAACTTTTAGAACAAGACAAAAAAAACACAACTTTAAAAAATATTGTAAGTGGAAAAACAAAAGACGGAGAATTTGGAGAATCATTCTACCAAACAAACAAAAAAATCGTGGACTTACAAAATCCACTCATTTCTGACGAAGGTAGGATACTTGTTGAACAATATTATGCCGACACTTTAGACCCTGAAGGTAGGGGTTATAAAAATCTAATTCGTATGATGACAGAAGATGGATTCTTCAAATATCTTGGTAAGAGTGATGATGAATTTATTAAATTTATACGACCTTTGATGAAATTGACAAGAAAAGAAAAAAGACAACACAAACAACATATAGAAAAATAAAATAATGAAAGAAACAGATTTAATTAAAATGGAGTTCTTGATTACCTTGAACAACAACATCGTAATCCAACGGTACTTTAACGTAAGAGATTACAATCCACAAGCTCGCAGTTCTATAGAATTGTATCAGTATTTAAGAGACTTTGTAGAAGAGTTTGAGTACGACCAAAAAATGCGTTCGGTAGTATACCTTTTGGAGAACAAAGACGAAATTTTTGATAACCCAAGTATCCTTCAAACCTCAAATACCGATGGTTCAGAAACATTTAACTTTTTAATAAAGGTAGGAGAACAGACAATTTGTCATAGAATTTTAGATGCAAAATTGTTCCCACCTAAAATAAGATACACCGTAGATATACGCCAGCAAGTAAAAAGTGTATTAAGAGACTTAACTGACATTTTTTCAGACGAAAATTTTGTTACAAGTTACATGTCTTATGACTTAAACTAATAGTATTTATCAAAACTAACAAGGGAATTTTAATTATGTCAAATAAGAATTTTGAGTATCTAGGTAACACATTTCAACTACAATTATTAAATCAGATTATCTTAGATAAGGACTTCTCACATTCTATCATTGATGTAATTGAACCCTCACACTTTGAAAATAAATATTTCAAAACACTTCTCCAATTGGTGAAGGAGTACTATATAAAATATGATTGTACTCCTTCATACGAAACACTTTCACAAATGGTGAAAAGTGAGTTCCCACAAGAGTTGATGTTGAAAATTCTAAACGACACTATCAAACAGATACAAACAGCGTCTATAGAAGGTGCATCGTTTGTACAAGAAAAATCATTGAAGTTTTGTAAACAACAAGAACTTCAAAAGGCAATTACCAAATCACAAAAAATACTTGATAGTGGAGAATTTGAAAACTATGACAAACTTGAAGAACTAGTAAGAAGTGCTCTCCAAGTAGGTGAAAGTGGAAATAAGATTGAAGATGTTTTCCAAAACTTGGAAGATGTTTTGAATGAAGATTTCCGTCACCCAATTCCAATGGGAATAACAGGTATTGACAAGTTATTAAAAGGTGGATTAGCAAAAGGTGAATTGGGTGTAATCTTAGCACCAACTGGTGTAGGAAAAACTACAGTCCTTTCAAAAATTGCTAACTCAGCGTTTAATAACGGTTACAATGTTCTTCAGTTATTCTTTGAGGACAACCCTAAAGTAATCCAACGTAAACACTTCACAATGTGGACAGGTATACCACCTGATGACCTACCATTACACCGTGAAGAAGTTCTTGAAAAAGCACGTCAGGTCAAGGAAGAAATGACCAACAAATTGTTCTTGAAAAAATTACCTTCAGACCAATTTACAATGACTCAAATTAAGAACATGATTAGAAAGATGGTTGCTGACGGACATAAGATTGATATGATTGTTTTAGATTATATTGATTGTATTGTACCTGACAAAAATATGGGTGATGAATGGAAAAGTGAGGGTTCCGTTATGAGAGGTTACGAATCTATGTGTCATGAACTTAACGTAGTAGGATGGACCGCAACACAGGGTAACAGAAGCTCTATATCTTCTGAGGTTGTTACCACCGACCAAATGGGTGGTTCTATTAAAAAAGCACAAGTTGGACACGTTATTATTTCCGTGGCAAAAACTTTACAACAAAAAGAAATGAATTTAGCAACCATCGCAATTACCAAGTCTCGTGTGGGTAAAGATGGGGTTATCTTTGAAAACTGTAAGTTCAACAACGAATTGTTGGAGATTGATACTGAAAGTTCTGTTACCTTCTTAGGATTTGAAGAAAAGAAAGAAGAAAAGAACAGAGATAGAATCAAAGAACTTATGGAAAAAAGAAAAGAACGAGTACAACAACCAAATAACTTTAATTAATAAAAAAAAATTGTATTTTAAATAAAATGGACGCATCACAAAAGATTTTGTCGGACCTAACGGTTCACATGAAGTATTCAAAATTTATTCCTGAGTTGGAAAGAAGAGAAACTTGGGAAGAGCTAGTAACAAGAAACATGAATATGCACATTAAGAAATACCCTTTAATCGCAAGTGAAATTGTGGAAGTGTATAAGTATGTGTATAATAAAAAAGTATTACCTTCAATGAGGTCAATGCAATTTGGTGGTAAACCAATTGAGATTTCTCCAAACAGAATCTACAACTGTGCTTACCTTCCTATTGACCACTTGGAC